CACAACAATGGCAGCAGTCAGACAAAAGTACGGTGGCTAGTATGGCAATGACACTTGAAGAAGCCCGACAAGCTATAACATCACGGCTCACCACATTTACAGGTATTACTCAAGACCGGGTTCAATATCCTAACTCGCCTAACTTTACCGTTCCGGCTACTGGTCTTTGGTGCCGCGTTACCATCAACTATGGTCCAAGTTTTATTGCAGGTTTAGGTAACGGCCTGTGTTACCGGGATGTTGGACAGATTGCGATTCAGTGTTTTGGCCGAAAGAACACTGGTGAGAAGGCGCTGACACAGCTTGCCGATTACTGGCGTGATCATCTTCGTGAACTGGCCGTAAGTCATTTGGAAATCCCTTTAGTCCATGCGCCAAGACGTTCGGAAGATAATGATTTTGTGCAATACTTGGTATTAGCTGACTTCAGAGTTAATTGATATGAATAAGTACACCGAAATGCTTCACGAAATCGAAGCAAAAAAGCAGGAATTAGAGCAGCGAATTGCAGCAGTAGTTCAAGCCGAAGTATCTAAGTGGCAGCAAGAAAATAACTTGCCAATTTGCAGTGTATATATTGATTTAGTGGATACCACTTCGATGGGTAGTCCCAAACAGTATGAAGTTTCAAAGGCCTTGGTTGATATAGACTTTAGGCCATAACAAATACGCACCTTCGGGTGCTTTTTTATTATCCACCGCCTTACAGGGCGGTTTTTTTATGCCAAAAAATAAGGAGAGCAAAATGAGCTCTGGTGCAAAAATTCGCCTCTACTATGCAGCAGAGGATACCCCAGAAGTATTGCCAGCCGTACCGGTATGGAAAACAGTCCGCCGGGTCACGGACGGTCTTTCAGAGTCAGTAACTACCGAGACCTCAAATAGCGTTTCAGACACACGTTTCCGTCAAGGTGGTATGGCTACCGAAGCAGAGATTACTGGTTCGCTTGAAGTTGAACTATCCATTGGACTGTTTGATGATTTCTGGTCAGCAGTGGCTATGAATGAGTGGGTGGCCAATGTATTGAAGTTTGGTGGTGATGTTAGAAAAACCTTTACCTTCGTTAAGCACTATTCAGATACCGGCCAAGTCTTTATCTATCGCGGTGTCCGTATCGGTGAGGCTTCACTATCTATTGCGACTACAGGCAAAATCACAGCAACCTTTGGGCTTGTCGGCACCGACTTTGAACGCACTACTGTAAACCCAGTGGTTGATGCTTTACCCGTACCTGATGCTGTCATGGTTTCTGCCCTGAATGTAGGCGACTTGACTGTTAATGGTCAAGGTATTGTGGGTACATCCTGCCTGCAGTCACTTGAACTTAATATCTCCAATAATCTTGAAGCAATTCGCTGTATCGGTAATCAAAAGCTTTCAGCTCAAACTTATCTGGAAAAGATGGTCGATATTACGCTGAGCAGCCAGTTCATTTTCTCAAGTCAGGCAGCTGGTTACATCGATTATGTGAAATCTCGCGATACCATGCCGTTAGCATTCTCTATTGAAGATAGTGAAGGGAATGGATATGCCTTTGAGTTCCCTGAACTGGAAGTGTCAGAAGCCAATCACCCGGACGGTGGTGGCGAGGATACAATCATGCTTGATGTAAGTTTTAACCATATCAATGTATCGCCAGTGATTACACGAATTATTGCACCTTAACCACTTGGCCCTTCGGGGCCTTTCTTTTGGAATAGAATCATGGCTTTAAAAGTCGCAATTACTCAAAACAAAGAAGTATCAGCATGGCGTGAGTTCCAGGGTGCTGAATTTAAAATACGTGGCATTGCTCATAAAGCATTTCAGGTCGCTGAAGAACGCGCTCGGAATCAGGTTGTATCTAAAGGATACGATGTTTCCTTAGCTGGTAATGATGACAAGCTCTTTCATGAGCTCCTATTGGAGGCTGTGGCATCACATCTTATTGAGGACTGGAAAGGTGTGGAGTTTATTGAAAATGGTGAAGCTGTTGAACCACCATATTCGCCTGAGAATGCTTACAAGCTCCTGAAGAACACCAATATAGGCTTAGATCTTTGGGCTTTTGTTCGCAAGGAATCAGAAAAACTCCAAAAAGAGGCGGATAGTTTTCGTGATGAAGTCGTGGGAAAGTCAAAGAGCTCTACCAGTACCTCAACCGATACGCCGGACTCAGCGAGCACGAAATAAAACAAAGGGAAGCATTGGGAATTAAGCAGCCTGATCCACCCCTATACTCCTACGTAGCAAACGCCTTGCTTGAAGCATACAACACGATTGCCCGCTCTCGACGATATGAGCAAGGCACACCGCTTTCACTCAGTATTGCCGATCTAAATGCTTACTGTGAACAGTATGAGTTACCGGTAGAGCGATACATCTTCAATGCTGCGATCTTTGCTATCGACAATATTTACCTGGATGAAGCGTTTAAAGCTCAAGAAAAAAGAAGTCGGGAGTTGAAGAGGAAGCGTTAGTTTTAATTTCAGGAATCTCAAAAAAAGCTAATTTTTATTTGATCCAGAATAGCCCTACAGAGATGTGGGGCTTTTTTATTGCCTGATTTTTTTGCTTTACCACTGGCTAGGCTGATCCCCGAAAGGAAGATGGTCGTTTCGACTATTCATTGCATCTTCTTGCCAGTGTTTCTTTTTTTAATGAGTAGTCGGGGCATACCAATGAATGCAATCGTAAAAATTGAGAACCACACCCCATTTATCGAAGTTGAATTAAATGGAAAAGTTCAACTCGGCGTTAATGCTCGTGACCTGCATAAAATGCTAGAGGTTAAAACAGACTTCTCAGATTGGATTAAGCGACGCATTAAACAATGTGGTTTTGAAGAGCATTTTGATTTCATTAAGCTCCTCAAAAAAGAGGAGCTTTCAAAAACAGGACAAAACTTAATTGAGTACATCATTTCAGTGGATATGACTAAACACCTTGGAATGATGGAGCGCAATGAAAAGGGTCATGAGATCCGCAAATACTACATCGAACAAGAAGAATTAGCTCGCCATCTGAAAGATGGGTTACAGGTACGCATTGGGAAACTTTCAGCACAAGTAGAAATAATTACCCAATCACTTTCTGAAGCTGGTCGATTCTTGTCGGTAAATGGGAAACAAACCAAGCCAGCACTCCTAAAAGAATTGGATGAACTAATCAAAGAGGCCCAACCAGAACTAAAGCTCGAAGGGTAGCATTTGAAATGCGACCCATTATAACCATGCCACCTCCGGGTGGCTTTTCTTTTTACTGCATAAAAAGTATCTTACTTCTAATAATAAAGGAGCTAGATATGAAAAAATTAGTTTTTATTGGAGTGTTTTTAAGTAGCTTAGTAGGGTGTTCATCTAAACCTATTTCCCTTCCAAGCAATGTAACAACTATTCCATCAGGAATGGGGGATTCCACATATCTAGATAAAATTAACCATTCTTTTGAAAATAATAACTCTGTCAGTTTTGATAGAATCAAACTATGTTCCGTTGAGACATTTAATAACGATGGTGTAATGCTTAAAGATGCTGCTGGTAGTTTTGTGGGTGCATATACTGGCCATTATTATCATAACTCCAACAATAACTATATTCAGGGCGGAAGCTCTCTTAAATATGAAGATAAAAATATATTAACCCTTATAGCTACAGGAACAACTAAAACAAAAGCTCAACAAGGGGGAGTTATTGTTGATTATGTAAAATATGATGCAAAAATCACGATGGAAGTAAATAGGATTAACCTAATATTTCAAAATATCAGCGCTGCTCAGCAAAACACGGGCGCATCCGCAAATGATGGTTTTAGACAAGTAGGGACATGGGCTGGAGCACGTGCACCAGGAGTAATTTCAGCAATTGATATGCTGGCCAATAGATTTAAGTCCTGTGTGAACCAGAAATGAATTTTATAAATTAAATTGACCGCCTTTTGGCGGTTTTTTATTACCTAAAGGAAAGTGAGATGACTCAAGAATCCCGCTTGGTGGTCACTATTGACTCCAAAAATGCCGAACGAAATGCTCGAAATCTGGCAATTGAATTGGAAAGTATCGAGAAGAAAGGTGATTTTGCCACCAAGTCTATGGATTCTATGTCGGTTGCTACACGCCAACTTGCTGGTTATATGGCCGGCCTTGTAACTGTAGGGGCTGCTGTAGCAAAAATAGATGCTTGGACAGGTTTACAGAACCGACTCAAGTTAGTCACCAACTCTCAGACTGAATTAAATAAAGCAATGAGCGACACATTTGAGATTGCTCAGAAAACACGTCAGTCTTGGGATGCAGCAGCACAGGTTTACCAAGGTTTTGCGAACAATGCTAAGACCCTAGGTTTAAATATGCAAGAAACTGCACGTCTAACCGAAACAGTTTCCAAGGCAGTTGCAATCAGTGGGGCAAGTGCAGCAAGTGCTGAGGCTGCCTTAGTCCAGTTTAACCAGGCTTTAGCATCTGGCACCTTGCGTGGTGAAGAGCTTAACTCTGTCATGGAGCAAACACCGGGACTGGCTAGAGCAATTGCACAGGGCATGGGCATTACTATGGGACAGCTTCGCACTGTTGCAGCAGAAGGCAAAATTACATCTGAAGTACTTGTTAGGGCCTTAAATAACTCACAGCAATCAGTAGATGATTTATTTGCCAAGACTGATGCGACTATTGGGCAATCACTGACCATGCTTAGCAATGAACTTACTAAGTTTGTTGGAGAGGCAGGCAAAAGCTCAGGGGCAGCAAATGCTTTATCTGGCTCAATTCAGTTCTTGGCTAGTAATTTTAGCTTGATAGCGGATGGTGCCATGATTGCAGGTATTGGTTATCTTGGGACAGTGATTGCCGCAAAATCTGCGATTGTTCAGAAAGATATTGCGATCACTTTGGGGAGCATTGCAGCATCCAAAGAGAAGGCTTTAGCTGAGGCAGCAGAAGCAGCGGCTCAGGTTCGATTAACACAAACTCAAGTTGTTAATACCCAATCTACACTTGCAGCAATTGCGGCAGAAAAAGCTTTAGAGGTGGAGCGTCTAAAGGCTCAGATTAATGCAGTTGGGCGCACCAAAGCTCTCACCCGAATGGCTGAGCTCAAGAAAATTGAAGCTCAGGCTACGAGAGAGCTTGCAGCAGCTGAAACGGCTTTAGCAGTAGCTCAGGCACGTAGTGCAG